AGTTAATGCATACAATGATGGTAGTAAGTACAGTGGCTTTATAGATTTCTTTTCTACACTAGGTAGTTCTGAACTTAGTAGAGATGATTTCATGACAATATCTAAAACACAAAATGATCAAGAGTTTGCAAATGCAATGTCTGACTATGCAAACAATTATGTGTTAACACAAGATAAGATAGTTGATCATTTAAACAACACTTTAAATTTAGACATAACTAACGTAAATGATTTTGTAGAAAAATATAAAGGCAACCAAGAAGTAGCAGATGCTGTTACAGAACAAATAAAATATTTAGAACAATTATATAAAGATGAAGGATTTTTAGTAGGTCAAGATTTTTACGAAGACGACGAAAACTATTACGTAAAAAATTTTAAAGAATTACCGTTTGCAGTTAACACTGCATTCACAGAGTATGGTGATATACAAATACCTGGATTAGGTATTTACAAAATAGACGAAGATGGCCGAGGCGCAATGATTGCTAACTCACCTTTTAATATTGGTGGATCAGGAATTGTTGGTGGAGGTGGCGATGATTACGAATACTTAAATAGAAAATCAATTGGTACTTTTCTCGATGACCAAGGATTTACAGGTGACCCAGCAAACACACCTCTTTACGGTGATCAATTTTCAAAATCATTTGGTCAAATTGTTTCAATACCTGCAGCTGGTTTTGCATTAAACCCAGGAGCATTTTCTAAAATTGGACAAGCAAAAGGTTTCTTTCCAAAAATAGGAGCAATCTTACAAGGTGCTAGTGGTAATCTTTTTAGTAAAGCAGGTGCTAAAGCTACAGGCATAGGCACACTTCCTGTTGCAGGATCTTATTACGGTTTTTTTGACTAATGGTTGTTGGCATTTTACGATTAGCACATAACGCTCCTAAAGCAGTAAAAAGAATACAAAGTATTACTAGCGATGGAGGAAAAACAAGTCGAATGAATACTCCAAGTACTATTTTTACTGATTACGAACTTTATAAAACTAAAATGCGTGGTCAACTTGGTAGTAATGCACCTGGTGGAGCAAATGTTAAATATGATCCAAGTTTTGTAGGACCTAAAAAAAGTTTAGAATCAATTTTAAAAAAGAATTACACAGGATCTGTTAAAAAATCTAGATCAAAAGGAGAGGAAGAAGCAGGTCTAACACCATTAATAACAGAAAAAACACATCCAGCGCAAACATATGTAAGAAACTATAGTAAAGATGAAATAAAAGTACTTAATGATTCTCTTGCAGATAATGGTTTAGTAGATGCAAATAAACAATTTAGTGTTTACAAAAGAGGAACTGGCAGATGGGCAAATACTGATGATTTATTAGATTATGTTAAACGTGGCGTACAAAGACACGGATCTTTATATCAAAATCCTGGATTAGCAATTCATCCTGATTTTGTAGTTCCACCAGAGTTAGACTACATGGTAGATTTTACAAAAAAAATTTCTGAACGAAACGTTCCTGGTTTTATTACTAATTTTCAAAGAAATGTTTCTTATCACAAACATTATGAAAATAATTTGTATCGTTATCTTACAGAAAAAAAATTAATTAACCAAGCTTACAAAGATGGAATGATTAGTAAAACAAGAAGAGATGCAGATTTAAAAAAAGCTGATGAATTTATTAGTAAAATAAAAAAAGACATGGATAATCTTGGATTAGAAAGCAAAGTTTACAATAAAAAAACAATGGGATTTAATACTTATGGTAAAAGATATGATGGTGAATATTCTGAATTATATAAAGATCAAATGAAAAATTATAAATTAGAATTACCACCTGCCGCGGCAAAAGGTGTAGGACAAAGACAAACTATAGAAGATACGTACAACATGGTCCCAGGCCTTAAACCATATGGACACAAAGAAGGTGGCTTGATAGACGATGACTTAACTGATACAGTGCCTCCAAAAAAAGGACCTATGTCAGAAGGATTACCATTGTTAGACCCACAAGAAAGTATTGATAGACAAAAATTTGCTATTGGTGGTATTGCTGGTGCAGCAAAATTATTTGGACAAATGAAAAACGTGCCGAAGGCCGTGGCCCGCGTTGGTGATATACTTAAACAAAAAGGCACACCAGGAAAAGCAACAGACGTTGCAATATCACAAGCACCTGAAGATAAACCTGCAATGTTTCTTTCTACTGTAGATGCAATAGAAGATATGCCGGAAACAAGTTTACCTGCAAAGCAGTGGCTTGGTACAATAAAAAACAAACAAGGTGTCAGTGATGTAGAGTTAGACGAATTTGGTTTAGGACCACTATTAGAAAACATTGCAAAAACAGACGCTAAAAGAAAACTATCTAAAACAGAATTATTAGAATTGTATAATAAAGAAATGCCTAAAATTGACATGGATATTGCAATGGCAGAACCTGTATCACGTGGTGTAAAAGATTTAACTAATACTTTACTTAGAACTAGAGAACTAAGAGGTAATCGAGCTTACAGCGATGATAACTTAGATGTATTTTCTGATAACCCTGCATTATTAAACAGACTTCATCAACCACCACAAGATGCTACAGGCATGAAGATAAGAAGATTGTTAATTGACAATATGCAAGGATCACAAATCCAAGAAGGTGATAACATGATACCATTATTGAAAAAAAGTTATGGTGGTAGAAGTTTTGAATTATATACAGGTAATAAATTCAATGACATGTGGGGTAACACTTTTCCAAAATTATATCACGGCACAAATAAAATTGTAAAACAAGATCATTTTAATGTTTTAAAAAATTTAGTGCCTGCAAGAGATGTTACAAAATTAGCACAAGCTAAAAACATACCAGAAGATCAAGCATTTAATGAATTATACCAAGCGTTAAATATATTTGACAGAGAAGTTATGACTGCAGACGTGCCAATTCCTTTTTGGACAAAGAAAATGTTGTACAGAATGGGTGACATGGCTGACGGTAGAGGATTTTTTTACAAAAGTAAAAAGTCACCAGCTCATGATGGTGCACAGTTTATACCTGGTGGATCAGGATACGGTGAATTAAAGTTCTATCACAACTTTGATACTGGCGCTGTAAGAGCTAGAGAGAAACCATATGCCTCTGGACACTTTTCTGATGAAGGTTTTGAAGGAAAAGGTGGTAACGCACCATTTGGATGGGGTAGATTTAGTGAAAGAATTGACGAAAATGGTAGAAAAATACTACTTATGGAAGAAGTACAGTCAGATTTACACCAAAATGTTGCACAAAAGGGCTATATTTACGCTCCAAGGCTTGATAAAGGTGATGTTTTGGCAGAAATGGGTGATTTTGCGTCACAATTAGACAAAAAAAGACAAACTTTAGAGTCAACAAGGCTTAGAAAAGACAATATTCTTGCTTTACCACGTGCAGAACGTGAAGCACCAGAAAATGTAGCTGAATTAGCAAATATTGAGCGTGCAATGAAGAAATTAGTAGAAGATGTTAAAAAATTACAGAAAAAAGTACAAGAACAAGCAAGAACTACAGGTTCTAGTGGTCAAATGCACCAAGAAGCACCATTTAAAAAGTCAGAAAACTATGCAAAAGTGTTTTTACAAGGACTAATGAAGATGGCAGATGATTCTGGTTACGATGGTATTGCGTTATCTACAGGTAAGATGAAAAAAGCACATGGTAACATACCTAAAGGTGGAGATAAATTTTATGATGAGATAGGAGTAAAAGCGATGAAAAGAATTGCTAAAAAAAGTGGATTTAAGTTTACAGACACAACAATAGTTGACGGAAATGGATTTACATGGGAAAAGATTCCATTAATTGAATTAAGAGACTTTAACACAGGTGTTAAGTATCCTGGAAGTTCTACCATACCAGTTTATAGTAAGGGTGGATTTGTCAAGCAAAATGTGGTAAGAGGATAAAATGGCTATAAAATCAAGAATGCCTTCTGCAGGATCTATTGAGAAGGCGATAGAACAATTAAGTGGTGGATTAAATATAGAAGGTGGTCAAGGCGCAGATATACAAATGCCTGGCGCACAAAATCCTAATATTAACGAATTAGAAGATGGAAGTGTTGAAATAATTGAAGATGGTGCACAACAAATAGATCAACAAAATATCCCTTTTGATGCAAACCTAGCAGACTACATAGAAGAAGAACAATTAAGAAAATTATCAGATGATTGTGTTGGTGCATACGAATCTGACAAAGATTCAAGAAAAGATTGGGAAGATACGTATGTAAAAGGATTAGACATGCTAGGGTTTAAATATGAAGATAGAACACAGCCTTTTGAGGGTGCTAGTGGTGTTATACATCCATTATTAGCAGAATCAGTTACACAATTCCAAGCACAAGCATATAAAGAATTATTACCACCATCTGGACCTGTAAATACAGAAATAGTTGGTGAAATTACACCACCAATAGAAGAACAAGCTAAACGTGTAAAAGATTACATGAATTACATGATTACACACGTTATGAAAGAATATGATCCAGATATGGATCAATTATTATTCTATTTACCATTGTCAGGATCTGCATTTAAGAAAACATACTATGATGGAACATTAATGCGTCCTGTATCTAAGTTTGTATCTAGTGAAGATTGTGTTGTTAATTACAATGCGTCATCTTTAGAAGATGCAATTAGAATTACACATGTAACAAAAGTAGATGGAAACACTTTACGTAAACAACAAGTAAATGGTTTTTATAGAGACATACCAATTACAACTGGAAGTGTATCTACTAACAACGAAGTAACAGACAAAATAAATGAATTAGATGGTGTGTCAGATGAAACAGCAAGTGGAGAAGACACACATACATTATTAGAAATGCATGTTGACATGGACGTACCAGGTTTTGAAGATGCAAACGGTATTAAGTTACCATACATAATTACAATTGATCAATATAGTAATGAGGTTTTATCTATTCGAAGAAATTATAAAGAGCAAGATCAAGCTAAAAGAAGAATAGATTATTTCACTCATTACAAATTCCTCCCAGGACTAGGCTTTTATGGATTTGGCCTAATCCACATGTTAGGTGGGTTGTCAAGAACTGCAACAAGTGTTTTGCGACAGTTAATTGATGCAGGTACTCTTGCCAATCTACCAGCAGGTTTTAAAGCACGTGGTATGCGTATACGTGATCACGATCAACCTTTACAACCAGGAGAATTTAGAGACGTAGATGTAACAGGACAATCTATAAAAGAATCTTTGTTACCATTACCATACAGAGAACCATCACAAACTTTATTTGCATTATTAGGTTTCTGTGTTGATGCTGGTAAATCATTTGCTGCAATTGCAGACATGAAAATGGGTGAAGGTAACGAACAAAACCCTGTTGGCACAACACTAGCATTATTGGAACGTGGCACAAAAGTCATGAGTGCAATTCACAAAAGATTACACTACGCACAAGCAACAGAGTTTAATTTACTTGCTAGATGTATACAATTGTTCTTACCACCAGAATATCCTTACGCAGTAAGAGGTGGTAACAGAATGATTAAAGCTACAGATTTTGATGATCGTGTAGACATACTACCTGTATCTAATCCAAATATATTTTCTATGTCACAACGTGTTATGTTGGCACAACAACAATTACAATTAGCAATTGCTAATCCTGCATTACACAATTTACGTGAGGCATATAGAAGAGTATACCAAGCATTAGATGTAGATAATATTGATGCATTGTTAAAACCAGATCCAGGTAACCCACCACCAAAAAGCCCTGCAATAGAAAACTCAGAAGCTATGCGTGGTATGCAACCAAAAGCTTTTCCACAACAAAATCATAAAGCACACGTGGAAGCACATGCAGAATTTATGTTTACTAGACCTGTGCAAATTAATCCACAATTGTACGCAATGATGGAAGCACATGTTTTACAACACATAGCAATTATGGCTGCAGAACAGATAGAGCAACAGATGATGCAAGAAACACAAAAGTTTCAACAACAGATGCAAGCTATGCAACAACAAGCACAGCAAAATCCACAGATACAACAACAGATGCAAATGATGCAAAAGCAATATATGGATAAAAAAGAATCTGCGATTGCAACTCTTGAAGCACAATTAATTAAACAAATGGCTGCAGAAGAACAGCAAAGAAGTGGATTAGAAGAAAAAGATCCACTTGTTAAACTAAAACAACAAGAGATAGATTTAAAAGCTGCAGAGTTAATGCAAAAAGCACAACAAGCAGAAACAGATACAGTTATGAGAACTGCCGTTGAATCTGAAAAGCTTGACTTACAGAGAGAAAAGATGCAAAGTGATCAGGACATGGGAATCATGAAAGAATCTTTTGGCATGTTGAAAGAACAGGGTAAAGAAACTGCTGGAGAGATAAAAGAGAGTATGGCTGTTTTAAGAGAAGATAATAGAAACAAAGCTAACGAAAGAATAGCCAACAATAGGAACAGGATAAATGGCAACAAAACTAGACAAAATAGCTAAAGTAATGCAAAAAGCAGAAGAATTTGCTATGAGAGAAATAAATGGCAATTCTGATGATCAATTATTAGTTGCAGCTGGATTGGCTGCTGTAACCAGAAATTTGTATATAAACGCTTTGGGTCCGGAGGAGGCACAAAAAGTCTTTGAAGTTATGCTTGAATCGTTTATAGTAGCCGACGAAATTATTGATGGGGTTTATACTCATCAAAAACCAACTATACATTAGGAGGTAAATATGAAGTTATTATCAGATCTTTGGGCACATCTCAAAGAATGGAGTGACTGGGGAATGAAAGACTGGATTAAAGCCGGTATCGTTGCCGTGGTCGTTATTCTTGTGCTTCAATCATTAATCTAGGGCTAGATTAAAAGAGGAAAAAAAATGGCGTCGTTAATAGATTTTTTAAGTAATCAAAAGTTAGAACCTGGTGGTTATAGGTTTAATCAAGGGACATCAACAACAGGACCATATCTATCAAAAATAAACGATAGTAGTCAATATTCTAACTACAAAAACAGAGCTGTACCAGATTATTCTGGTTCAAGCAATGCTATGAATCAAACAGGTTCTGGAAGATCATATCTTGACGCTGAAAGAGGATATTCTACACAAGGTATTGGCAGGTTGCCTTCTAACAGACAACCTGCTTTTGAGTTAGGATTAGGTGCTGCACCAGATCAATATTCAATAATGGACGATGATGACGTAAGAGCATCTGCTATTAGAGGTTCAACTCCTAGCGGTAGTGGTTTTACTGACGAAGGCCTAGTTAACAATTTTGTAAACGACGCAACAACAATGGCTAGAGATTTAACTCCTAACGTTAATTTTAATTTGCCAGGTCTTGGTGGTGGAGTAATGAATCTTGTAAATAGCATTGCTCAAAATCAACAACAACATAAATTTATAAATGACCTTTTAGGTAGAGCATCACCCGCAAAGAATGAAGCTTTTTATGGAACAGCTCTTGCAAATATGCAAACACCTAACGCAATGAGTGACGCAACAACAATGGCATTAGGAGATACAAGTAAAGGAACAAGTTTAGGTCAAGCTACAAAATATTTTAAAATGGCAGGTTTAACTGACAATCAAATAGAAGATTTTTTTGATTCATCTAATAAACGTTTTATGAATGAAAACTATTTAAGATCTATGTCTGAAGATAAAGACATGTTTGATACAGGTGTATCATTTATTAAAAATGCAAAAGCTACTGCTAACTTAGCAAGAAATTTAGAAGCTGCGCAAAATCAAATGGCAATGGAAGATGCTGTAGGTTCTGATAGACAACCAGCTTTTGATTTAGGTTTAGGTCAAGCACCAGATCAATATACAATACAAGCTTCTGATAGACAACCAGCTTTTGATTTAGGTTTAGGTCAAGCACCAGATCAATATCCATTAGAGGATATAGTTCCTTCTGACAGACAACCAGCTTTCGATTTAGGTTTAGGTCAAGCACCAGATCAATATCCACTTAATCCATTAGGTCCTGAATATGATCCAGTAATGGATATTATGCCAAACGAACAAGAATACATTGATATTAATCCAGAATTTTATAGAGTAACTGGCAGACAAAGTAATAGCCCACTTGCAGGATTATTTGGAAACAATTTAACAAGTCAATTAGTGTATGGTAATTTTGATGATGACAATCTTCCTCCAGGAGTAGAACCATTTGTAGACGCAAATGATGCAGCATCATTTATTACTGAACAATTAAATGAGGGTAATCCAAACAGCGTAAGATCTAGAAGATTTTATGAGAGCTTAATACCACAAGCAATTTATTAAACATGGTTGGTCCTCATCAAGATAATGGGGTTCCATACAGTGATCCTAATGCAACTACAGTTCCAGGAACTACTTATGGCTATGCAGGAATGGGCACACCCACTCCTCCAATTGACACTACCAATACAGTAACAAATACACAAAACAATCAAGGCGGCTCAAATCAAGGTGTTTCTATACACACTGATCAACCATACACGCCTCCAGTTGTTCAACAAACATATGATTTAACAAATTTTTTCCAAGATTTAGCTACTACAGAACGTACAAATCCTAAATATGATAAAAGTTATGCGTATGGACCTCACGGTGATGGATCTGGAATGCCTTTGGGCGGTAAATTTTATGCTCAAGATTCTAGTGGTAGACCAATTTATGATTCTACAGGTAATTTAGTATTAACTGGTACAGGTGGAATGTTATATGACCAATTGCAAGACGCTGGTATTGCAGGATCTAACCAAGATATTTTAAGTGCTGATACTTTAAAAGCTTTTGCTGATCAATTAACGTTTGAAGATTTAACAGATGTTTATGATCAATATTATCGTAATTATACAGCACCGGGTGGAGAAGGTGGTTATACTAGATATGGATTTGGACCAGGTGAAAGAGATAGAAAGTTAGATCTTTTACGTTTTTTAAATAGAGGTGCACCAATAAGAGGTTTGTCAGAACAAGGATTTTTTGATAGTATGAAAGATGCATATTCAGAAGATTTAACTAAAGCATCTGACGAAGGAATATTTTCTGGAATATTAAAAGCAGGTGTATTTGATTCTGAAGCACTAAAAAGATTAATAAGAAGTTATGGATCTGGTGTAGCAAAACCACGCTATACAAATGTAGCAAGAGGTGGTATAATAAGTTTATTAGGAGCATAGTATGTGGCAGTTATTAGCAAAACCATTATTAGGAGTAGCCGTAGATGGAATCAAAGGTTTCGTAGAAACTAAGAAATTAAATGGCGAAGTCAAGATTGCAAAAATTAAAGCAGAAAAAAAGAAACAAGAAGATATAGCAGCAGGTAAAATAAAATGGGAAGCATCAGCTGTGGATCAAATGAAAGGATCGTGGAAAGACGAACTAATTTTAATTTGCCTACTGGCACCTGCAATTGCAGTTTTTGTGCCTGGTTGGACACCACACATAAAAGCAGGTTTTGAGGCCTTGCATTCTTTACCAGATTACTATAAACATTTATTATATTTAGCTTGCTCAGTTTCTTTCGGTGTGAAAGCAGGACCTGCAGCAATGAACTTATTTAAAAAGGGGAAATAAATATGGGTAAAAAAATGAAGGGTGACCTAGACAAAGATGGCAAAATGAGTAGCTATGAAACAGCTAGAAGTAATGCAATTCAAAAAGCAATGGGCGAAAGAAAAACAGCTAAAAAAGGTGGTAGAGTCGCTAAGAAAAAAGGTGGCAGAATCGCAAAGAAAGTTGGCGGTAGAGTCAAAAAAATGGGCGGCGGAATGATGAAAGAAAATCCAATGGCTAAAAAAAGCATGTATAAAAGAGGAGGCAGAGTAAGATAATGGGTGAGAAAAAAGTACCTAAAGGTTATCACAGAACAAAAGATGGCAGAATTGCTAAAAAAGGTTTGTACTATTACATGAACAAAGCTAAAAAATCTGGTAAAAGTAAACCAGGTAAAGGTAGTGTAACAGACAAAGCATTAAAAGAATCTGCTAAGACTGCAAAAAATCCTAAGAAAAAGAAAAAAGATTAATGCGAGATGAAACAGCGATCTATCTAATCCTTAAAAAGATTAGAGAGCGCAAAGAGGAGTTGAAAGAAGTCATCGCAGCTGGATTACCTAGTTGGGATGAATACAATAAAACCGTAGGTGAGTTTAAAGCCTATGCAATAATGGAACAGGAGATTCAAGACCTGCAGAAAGACGAGGAAAATTATGACGGAGAAGGAACTACCAAAACGTAGATTTGCGTTAGAGGAGAAAGATTTGTCAGTGGAAGCTGATGAAAACAACAAGGTAGCAGAAGAAAAAGAAAATAAATTTCTTAAAAAAATACAAGAAGATGCTACAAAAGATATAGAGCATTTACCCACAGAAAAAGTATTAGAACGTTTACCAGAACCAACTGGTTGGCGTATGCTAATTTTACCATACAAAGGACAAGGTAAAACAAAAGGTGGTGTAATATTAACAGATGAAACAATGCAAGAACGTGGCTATACAACAGTCACAGGTTTGGTTCTTAAACAAGGACCAGAGTGTTATACAGACAAAGAAAGGTTTCCTAATGGACCTTGGTGTAAAGTAAATGACTGGGTTATATTTGGTCGTTATGCAGGATCTAGGTTTGGGATAGAAGGTGGTGAAGTGAGAATACTTAACGAGGACGAGGTAATTGCTGTGGTAAAAGACCCAGAGGATATCTTGCAATTTAGATAAACAGGAGTAAAAAATGCCTGCAGAAGCGCAAACGAAAGTAGAAGCACAATCTGAAGCTGAAGCAAAGATGGTTGATTTACCATCTGATGGACCTTCGGTAGATGTAGAACTTCCTACTAGTAAAGAAAAAACTATCAATCCTGAACCAGAAACACCAGAACAAGAAGTAGTTGTAGAAGAAAAAACTGACACAGCTTCTGAAGAAGAGATGGGTGATTATGGTAAAAAAGTACAATCAAGGATTGATAAATTAACTAAAAGATTGAGAGAGTCTGAAAGACGCGAACAAGCTGCAATACAATTTGCACAAGGCGTACAATCAGAATCTCAGCAATTAAAACAAAAAACAACTAATTTAGATCGTGGTTATATTGCAGAATATGAACAACGTGTAAAAGCTGAAACAGAAGATACCAAAGCAAAATTAAAAACTGCCATGGATGCTGGTGACGCTGACGCTGTAATAGCTGCACAACAAGATCTAGCTAGATTAGCTGTGGAATCAGAAAGAGCTAAATTAACAATAGCTCAAAGGGAAAGAATGGCAAGAGCTGCTCAAAGCCCAGCTGCACAGCAATATCAACAGCAACAACAACAATTTGTGCAACAACCTGCACAACAACAACCAGCTCCACCCCCTGATCCGCAGGCTGAGGAATGGGCTGAACAAAATGAGTGGTTTGGCAAAGATGAGCCTATGACTTTGACAGCATTTTCTATACACCGTAGTTTGGTTGACGAAGGTGTTGACCCATCGTCAAAATCATACTATAATGAATTAGATAAACGAATGAAGGATAATTTTCCTCATAAGTTTCAAGAGTCAACGCCATCGCAGACTGTGGCTTCTGTTAACAGAGGTTCTGCACCTGCAAAAGCGCGCAAAGGTACTGTGAGACTCACACCATCACAGGTAGCCATAGCAAAAAAACTAGGTGTGCCACTGCAAGAATATGCGAAATACGTGAAGGAGTAGGCATATGGAAAAAAATACAAAAAATAAACTACCATCACGCGAGTCAGAAACTAGGGCTAAAAGAGAGCGCCCTAAGGTATGGGCTCCACCGTCACAACTAGACGCACCACCTGCGCCAGAAGGTTTTAAACACCGCTGGATTAGGGCCGAAACGATAGGACAGATGGATACAAAAAATGTATCTGCTAGAATGCGTGAAGGATGGGAATTTGTCAGAGCTGATGAGTTTCCTGATACAGATTGGCCTCAAATGGAATCAGGTAGATATGAAGGTGTTATAGCTGTTGGAGGTTTGATGCTAGCAAGAATCCCTAATGAGATTGTTGAACAACGAAAAGAATATTTTGCAAAACTTACGCAAGATAAAGATGACGCTGTTGCAAATGATCCAATGAAGGACCAACATCCTAGCATGCCGATCTCGAAAGAGAGAAGTTCTCGCGTAACATTCGGTGGCAAAAGAAACACTTAGTTTCTCCCACACAGTTACAAAATTTAACATACTCAGGGTGAGTTTGTTATAATAATTATGTAAGGAGATAATCATGGCTAATAATGATGCGCCATTTGGTTTTAGGCCTGTAGGAAAACTTGGAAGTGACATTAACAATTCTGGAACTTCTAAGTATAAGATCGCTGCTGGTGAATCAGACGTTATTTTCAAAGGTGATGTTGTACAATTAGAAACTTCTGGTTGTATAACTGTTAGTGGTAACACTACTACTACAAACATCGGAGTATTTAACGGTTGTTTCTACAACGATCCAACTACACAAAAACCGACATTTTCTAATTATTACCCTGGTGGCATTACGCCTACTCAAGGTGATATAGAAGCATTTGTCTATGACGATCCAAACATGCTCTTCGAAGTTCAAGCTAATGCAACCATTGCACAAACAGCTGTTGGCGATAACGCTGACCAAGTTTATACTGCTGGTTCTACTATCAACGGACAGTCTAAAGCTGAATTAGGTGCCGCTGCTGGCGGAACTGCTCAGTTTAGAATAGTGAGAATTTGCGAAGATCCAAACAATAGTGACATTGCAAGTGCAAATTCAAATTGGATCGTAAGATTCAACGAGCATCTGTACTACAACAATGGAGCTGGAATTTAACCTATAGGAGATATTGAACAATGGTAATTTCAAGAATGCAATTGGTCAAAGAACTCGAACCAGGGTTGAATGCACTGTTCGGGTTAGAGTATGACCGATACGAAAACCAGCACACAGAAATTTTCGATACAGAAAATTCTGATCGTGCTTTTGAAGAAGAAGTAATGCTTGGTGGGTTCGCTAACGCTGCTGTGAAACCTGAGGGTCAAGGGGTAACCTATGAAGACGCTCAAGAAACTTTCACGTCACGTTACACTCACGAGACTGTTGCTTTAGCTTTCTCACTAACTGAAGAAGCTGTAGAGGATAACCTCTACGACAAAATCAG